CACTACTACAGAAACCATAACACATGTTATCACACGTGCAACCACTGTAAACATAACATGTATAATTACAACTCGAACACCCTGCTGGGGCATAAGCAGTATTGTGGCAAACTGAGCAGGGAGCGTATCCATAACAAGTGGCATTACATATCGTACATCTGGCCATTTAAAAACTCCTTTAGATTTTAACAAAATCCACTTGAATCGCTACCTGTGTTGGGTTTCCACTTGCCACAGTAACCATAATTTCCAACTTGTCGCCAACTGCGTAAGTTATATCCTGAACATTGCCACCATCATACCATGTGTCTGCATTGGCCAATGTTTTATCAGTATTTAAGTGTTTTGTTGCACTACCATTCCTACGGGCATTTATGGCAACAGAACTATCCCCACCAACCCTATAACCCCTGACATTTGTTACGGTACAGGCGCATGTCGCGTACCAAACACCGACATTCATTGCAGCGACATAATCAACTGTATTAACTAAAGTTCCGCCCCTTGTAAACGTAAAAGGTTTGCTTACCAACTTTTTATCCGCATCAGTGCATACCATCTGGGACGCAGTCAAACCTGAATCGGTGATGTTGGCAAAGGTAGGTGAGGACAGTTTAAGCTGATCCGGTGCAATCGCCTTTGCTGGTTCTGTGCCTGTGGTGATTTCGCCGGCTGTTGCATACGTTACAGCTCCAGCACCAACCACTGCTCCACGCATGTTGAAGAAGTAACCAGAAGTTGTTGAATCCGCTATAAAACAGGGTTTGGAAATATAGCCTTCAGTCACTGGTTCAGTTGCGGTCATTGCCCCAGCGGTATCGCCGGATAAGAAGTAAACTGTCCCTGCTGTCAAGCCGGAAAGACCTTCAACCCATCCTCCAGTAGACAAAGTAAATTCATCTGTGCCTCCAACAATGCTGACAATACCTACAACCTCGGCAGTTGCGCTTGCTGATGCAATTGCTTTTGTGTAAACAGCACCGTTCAAATAAAGCAAATCACCTATCGCAAATCCATGAGTCGCTTGTGTGATTTCTTTTGAAGCCCCACTTCCACCGCTTCCACTTCCACCAACGACAACCCATTTTGATAAAGCACCGTCATAGGTAAACAAGATATATTTATTGGTGTCGTCCAAACGAATATCAGATCCGCCAGTTAATATATTCCCTGTTTCCTTTATCACTACTGTTCTATCTGTGTGCGCTGCCCTGATTTCAAGTTGCAGACCGTCTACACCACCATTGATTGTAACGAGGTCATCTGAAGCAGCATCACTCTCTGTATCTATTAAGTGAAGAACCTGTGCTGCGGTTACTGCTCCTGCTGCAATTGTTAACTCAGTTGCCGGAGCAAACCCTAACGTACCTGTCAATGAGGGAGAGGTTTGCCTTACGGGGGCGCCACTTCCTGTTGCGGTTGTCCAGACAGGCAATGCACTTGCTCCACCACCAACAAGGACTTCAGTAGTTGCCCCATTTGCAAGAGTCTGTTGCGCTCCTGTAGCTGTAGTTCCTGTTGCTACTAATGCGTAAGCTGTAGTTCCTGTTGAACGTCCAGTGCCACCGTCCGTTACGGGAATATCAGTACCACCTGCTCGATATATAGCATTGCCTTCAACGGCAATATCTCCAGAGCCTGTCCTAGAAATAGTTGTGTCAGATGCATGTCCAAGTTCTATGGTAGTGAACTGAGGGGCAGAACCTGAGAATACTATTTTTTTCCATGTTGCTGCCATAAGTTACTCCCCTAAATATCTACGAAAAGCCTGATCCACTGTTTCCTTGACCAGCAATTGCAATACGAGCAAGGTTTGAGGAAGTGGAAGATTCGCTGTTGAAATAAAGATGGAGAATTGATTATGTAACTTCCCCATCTCTTCGTCTAATTGCGCATGATAGGCAATGGTAAGATGGCGATTCAATTCCTGCGTATTCTCAAGAATCAAGTCCTCATTTTGCTGGCTTGTCTTTTCCGCTATACAGTCTGTCATATTCTTCCTTTAATTTTTTCCATTCTCTGGCTTCTCTAATATTCGCTGGTTTTATAGCCAAGAGTTTTTCCATCTTCAGTTTTTCAGTTCCCTTCATTATGGCACCTATTAGATTATGCTACGGCTGTGCAAATATGCAGGGTGAGTTCGGACGTTGCCCACAGTAATTTCCCCAGCTGAGGATCAGCATACCCAGCCACGGCAGCTTCGTTTGCGACTGCCTGGATCATCATGTCAACTGCTTGATGATTATCAAAATCAAGGTTGCCAGTCATGGCAACTGTTCCATCAGCCTTAAAATCACCGTCCCCAGGTGCGGCTGGGGTTTTCCACTCTAACCCAGATGCCCCTACGCCACCTACCGTTAGCACCTGCCCAGCGTCGCCTTTGGTAAGAATGGCAGCTGTGTCATCGGCAGTGCCGACAATCAAGTCACCCTTTGCCGCTATGTCTGATTCCATGATAGCTCCGGCAGCAGCTACATTTGTGGCATCAGTCACATCAGCCCCATTTTCCACGTTGAGCAATGTCCTGATTTCGGTTACAGTTGCAGCAACAATATCCCCGCTTGCCAATCTCGCTACCATTGTGCTTGCTGCCATTGCCAGTGCCGCAGGTGTGTTGTCATCCACGGCGTAGAGTACACTGTTGGCATTAGCCACTGTGTTTGCCATTACATCACTTGCGTATGCTACTTTTTTCCATGTTGCTGCCATAATAAATCTCCTTTAATTTTAAATGTCCGTACAAATCATTACTGCTTTTTCGGAAGATGAGTAAAAAATAGCTCCTTCAGCTTCCACAAGCGCCGTCAGCGCTGGCGTTAAAACTAACCCTTTAAACGCAAGTGGCTCCTGCTTTACTTCCCAATCACCAGCTACCGCATTATAGCGAAGCACATCTCCAGTTACCGAGCCTGCTGGCAGTCCAGTAGTAGTAACGTCAGCGATGACGCTTAGCCCACCCATGACCTTGCTGTCATCAAGGTCTGACAGCGTTACTTTGTAGCAATATATAATAGCAACAGGGTAGCTGGATGGAGTATCAGAGAGACTATAAGCCCCACTCGCATCCATAGTGGCGGTGATGGTATCTCCTCCTGCTGTTTTGGGTGATTCGTAGGTAGGAATCCCTCCGGCAATGGTACTGGCGAGGGCGTCAACTCCGGCGGCCCATTGGTCAAGGATGATAGATCCACCCGTGGGGAGTGTGACGCTTCCGCTTGTTCCTGAATTAATTTGTTCAAACCATAATGATTTAACATAAGTCTCCTCCAATGCAGTGACGCGCGGTGATATTATCTCTCCGTAATAGTCTGCCATTTATTTAATCCCCCACGAGTTCAATCACCAATGTGGTTACGGCACTGTCCACCGAATTATTTGTTATGTTTACGGTAATATTTCCTGTAATTAAGGCTGGCAACACATAACTAGGCGGGCCAGCGGGGACCCACGTTTTGCTTGTGGCGTCGATAAGGTCAGTTCCCTTCGTCCCCAGGAGATCCACGCCATATTCATCAGTAATCGTCAAATCCGTTGCATCGGTCGGCGCTGGGTCTCCGGGGTAGGCTTTTACCGAATAGAATTTAAGCCCTCTAATGTCGGTAAACCTTCCGGCACCATCAAGGGCCAATGGGTTGATAACAGTTGCCGGAAAAAGGTGAGCGTTTCCGTCTCCCGCTGCCCCGGCGGTGCAGGTAAGCTCCATTTTATACATTTTTGGTCGCCCTTGCTGTGTGTTTATTTTTGTCAATAATCCCGTTATAGTTCCAAGTGCCATGATCTTACCCTCTCTTTCCTGTGTTTTTGTGATTGCTCCCAACGCTAAGGCTGTTGGGCTTTTGGCAAGTTTTACATTGCCATTAATCTCCTTTGCTGTTTTGTTGGACGAATAGTCTTTCTTGCATCTTCCCGTATTTCCGACATCTTTAAGCGTGGTATTCCTGATCCCATTAGTCCCTCTTGCATCCAATCTTTATTATATTCTTGAATCATCGAAAGAATCTTTGTGTAATCCTTCCCTGTTTTTTGAGGATTGGCAAAGTACACCCGCGCCATTTGATGTATTTTATCCCTACGATCCCTCCAGTTTTCAACCTCTGTCCTTGCTTCATTCATTCTGGCCTTGAGCCTGGACGCCTCTGATCCCGTAACTCCTGCCGCTCTTAATGCTGTTTCCCCCGCTGATGGTTTATAAAATGTCCCCTTATCGGTTGGTAGCAGATTTCCATTTTCGGTAGTAACCCCGCTGGTGGCTTCTCTGTAAGCTCTGATGGGTGAAGAAAATCCTGTGGGCAATATCTTTTCTGCCGCCTTAGAATATTGTCCGGTAGAAACAAATTTCCCGGACTTCCAAAGGTCGTCAAATACGCCACCAACGGCACCAGTCAAATCGGTTAATCCCTTAGGCACACCAACACCAATAGACAGCGAACCAGTAATATCCATTCCCAAAGCTCCTGCCATTCCATATCTTCCTGCTCGTTCACCCCCTACCCCTAAGTTATTTCTTGTCTGTTTCCATACCCATTTTTCCATAGGTTCCCGGACACCGATAATTTTAAGCAGGGCATTTATTATTCCCTTGAACTCTTCGCCGAAAGGAATTGCTCCAGCCCCACCGATCACAATAGGAGCGGCCATGGCATAGATCAGTGCCGACATATCTTTCTTTCTCATCCCTATATCATAAAGCATCTGCATGTAATTATGGCCAAATTTCGCATATACATAAACCAGTTGCCCCATTTTGGCCAACGGATTTTCTCCTTGCGCCCATATCGGTAGAGTCCCTCTGCTATAAACACCGTGCGCATGATTGGATGCGTCAATGGCTGATTTACGGGCTTGATCTTCCGTTTGCCCTTGCTGTTTTGCCATCCGGTATGCAGCCAATATTGTTGCCCCCCGGTTCCATTGTTCTGTTTTCCCAAATAACCACATGGAATATTTCATTGCCTGTGACCATGCGCTGCCTGCCTTATTTTCCAGTTCACCCATGGCATCTCTGGTATATTGGGGATTATCATAGCGCATTTGGTGGAGGTATTCAATGAATGCCTGTTCTTTAGTGTCAGACAGTTTTCCTCCAGCCATAACCTTTCCATAGTCCGATCCTGCCTGCATCAGAGCTTGCGGTATTCTTGCAATATTTCCCTTGCCATTCATAGCATAAGCGTGAATAGCAGGCGTAGCGGTTGTCAGAATGGCCGTCATATTGACAATGGCAGACCTTGGAGAAAACCCTAAATATTTGAAGGTAGCAATGGATTTCATCAAACCGATTATCCGGTCGGAGGAATCAAGATTCCTGAGTTGTTCCTTTATATAGTTCTTCCCAACTTCATAGACTTTCGGGTTCTTCGCCGGGTCTATGCCACCCTCACGTTTTCCGGTTTCATTATTTTTGTTCCCAAGGAAAGTCTCATATGCTTCACGGGCAACATCAGCCTTTGCCCAACCAGCGGCCGTATTGTTTGAGTATCGTAACAAGCGGGTCAACGGATCTGTAACATAACCACGAATAATGTGTTCACGGTTACGATGAATCATGGTTGACCTGAAACCACGACTTCTAATCGTATCAACAATAGACTGAAGAACATCTTCGTTCAGTTCATCCAAAACCCTCTGTTCTTTTTCTTCTTTCCCTTCTACCTTCTTTATGGCATGAGAAATCATCGCTCCAACATCCAGCATAGAAATGTCACCATAAAGGGACTCTGGAAGTCTGTCTATTTTCCCAAAAGTAACATCCCATCCCTGGCCCTGCATGTCGTTACGTTTTTTGATCATCTCGAAACGAGTACCATGCCATCGTTCCCTGATTTCGTTGTCTGTTCCGGCGTTCTTTACAGCTTGCACCACAAAGTCCCCGGACTCTCTTTGCCTGGGCGCGTAAAATCCTCTCCACTCACCCATGTGATTCATCAGGGTGTCTATTTTTTCTCTAATGGTTTGAGCTTTTTCAGTGTCACCTAAATTTTTCAGAGATTCAGTCATCCTACTTTGCATCATGTCTAATGCTCTGTCGTAAGAATCCCGGTGTGCTTGCCATACTTCCATGACCTGTTGAGATGGGTTGAATCTCTTCTGCACGTCTGCCTTAAAATCTGTTAAGGCTCTTTCTAAATAAGCTCTGTTTCTTCTGGCATTCTCTTCTTTAGAGAACTCTTCACTTGTTTCTTCATCTGCCGTCCTCTTCGGCTTAACATATTGTGAGTCGCCATAATCGATGATTTTATCAAGAATTTCGTATCCCTTTGTATCTTCTCTTTTCAGCTTAGTTGTTAAATCAACAATATCTTTATCAGTTCCGTAGTTTGTTAATTTCTGGAAGTCTCTGTGGTAATACTTTTCCCGGTTAACGACAAAGGACTGGTATAAACTTTGAAGAACCGGATGCTGCCAGTATTCAGGCGAGGAAACAATCTTTTCCATCCATGACATTTCATGGTTTGTTTCCTTGAAAGACTTGAAAAAATCAAAGAAGTTCTTAAATGCCCCTGCCTGATTCATATACAGAGAGCTTTTAACCTCCCGCGGAGAAGCATTCATGGGAGGATTGGCAAGATTAGCTTCTGTTAGCGATTGAAAGATGGATGTTTCCTTTTCCTGCCGCTGGAACTTAGTCTGCCCTTCACCCTCCGAGGGGCGGGTTGTCTCGGCCTGCGCTTTGTTCCATATATCGGTAAGTTGGGTTTTGGTTTTGACTGAATCTTTTGGAATATAAATAACTTCAAATTGGTCTGCTCCCTGAATTAAATCAGAAACAGAAACCTTTTTTGAATATATTTTATCATTCTCGTTTCGCAAGTGCAGTTCTGCCGTTTTCTTATTCAACCCGGCGTAATCACCCGGTCTTAATTCACCCGGCGCACTTCTGTAAACTGTAACCTCTTTGGAATTAATGGGAATGCTGTTTTCTTCAAATATATATTTTTTATCAGGCGAAACATCTAATCTTAAATCTTCGCCTTCGCCCTGCAATAATGCGTTTCTGTAATCAGCGTCATTGCCTTTGACTTCTTGCGACTTTACAAATTCATCAGCGGTCTTATATTTACGGGCTTCTTTTATTAACTCCGCCTCAGCCTTCGTGGTTGTCTCGGGTGGTATGTTGGCCGTCCCCTTCCCTTGTGTTCCAGAATAACGATTCTCGGATTCTGCTACTTTTTGCAACTCGCCGACATTAACCCCTTGCGCAATAAGCTCACGCTTCAACGACGGTGTTACGACATTATCTGGTATGGTGATATTTTCCCCACCCAACATTTCAGCAATTATTTTTGCCACCTCACCGTCTGGAACAATACGCACGGCTTTTGCGTAACGAGACAAAATTACTTTCCGTGACTTATCCCCCTGCAACTTACTGCTTACGGGCCCAGAATGCCAAGACATCTCACCAACCGTGTCTTTTGCCTTTTCTGCTTTATATCCACTTGTTAGCTCATTGGCCGGGATTTCTACTTCTACCGTAACAAGGTTTGGCCTTTTGTATGCTTCGGAAAATTGATCGTTAAGTGGCGATCTTGATGTGTGAAAATAAGGATTATATCTTGCCTTTATGGATTTTTTATTCCCCTTTTCAAGTTTAAAATAACCTTTATCATCTGCCAGTTCCGGCATTTCTACCGCTTTTTCCCACGCTCCTATTTTCGTTGCCGGCCTTAATTTACCGCCAATAGACGCTGACATTGGCGGATATAGTTTCCCGTCAATGATCTGCATCGCACGATACACCTTAATTTTTTTGTCGGACTCAAGACGAGCAATGGTATTTGGATTGGTCACCTCTTGTGATTCGGGATTTCCATCGGAATAAGCCTCGGTCTGCTCCGCTACTTTTTGCAACTCGTTTTGTATTCCGGTATCTGCTCGCATTCCCTCTTGAACAGTATTTTCTCTTCCTGCGGCCTGTATGGCACGTTGGCTGTCGTTGTATCTTTGCCGGTATTCCCAGTATCTTTTTTCTGCTTCGTCTTCTCTGGCAAGTGTTCCATTGAGCCTCCTGTATTGGTATCCATAAAATGATAGTGGCCGCATGAAGATACCTTCGTTTCCGGTGGTATCTAGTTCACCCTTGATATTAACGTGGGCCACAAAAATATCCAAGCCGTCATAATACAATTTGTTGGCTTCTGCTCTGGTGATGGGGACATATCCCATTGCGATAAAATCACGAGGTTTTTGCCACGGTTTTAACGGGAGGCTTTCTAATTGCTTCTGGATGTCCATGCCTTCCCACCATTTATAATCCGGATTGTCCGAACGTGAAAACATCGGCTGACTGCGGCGAACCGGTGAGCGGCGTTGAAAGTTTACAGGCTTTTCTCTGAGGAGAATTCCTTTTGAAAGTAATCGTTTGCGTCTATCGCTGATTGCTTTAGTTGCTCTATTTCGGAGGGTGTCAGCATTTCGGAACCCGATGATGTATCCGGCTTCCGCTGCGGTGAGGGCACTTGGTTCGATTCCAAAAAGTTCTCTAACGTCATTGCCGAATCTCCTTTCAATTTCCTTGATAACTGCTTTCTGGGGTACAATATTACGCATACGGCTGGCATTTGTCAATGAAATAATACCAACAACCGTACCGCCATTTGATTGGATATGATGCGTCATTTCGGCAAAAGTGCCTCCTAGTGTCGTGGCGTCATCAACCAATACATACCGTCCGCCAGGCACAACATCTCCTTCAAAAGATGGGCGGGCAATCATTCGCTCCATCGCTCCGGCGCCGGTATGATATGCCTTGTTTGTCTGGACGATAGGAGGTGCGATTTTCCCGCCTGCTTTCTTTGCATAATAGTTTGCCATCGCTGCGGGAATCATGTTCGTCCCCGTGGACTCCAGTGCGTGCGGATAGGCGTACAGCACATCTTGGCCGTACCGTGCCCTTGCTTCCGCAACAGTATCATCTTTAACGAGCGCCCTGACTAACCGTGTGGCTGATGGTTTATCTCCAGACTTCGCGTTGATATAATCCTTGTGAGCTTTAACCTGATTGACGTTGAAGTACGAAGTTAATATCTCTCCGACATTAAGGGGAATTATTTGTGAGCGGCGAACCGTGCCATGCCATGCAGTCATAAAGTTAACAGGTGAACGCTGAAATTCAATCGGCACTTCTTGCTCTTGCTCTTCTCTTATAGCGTCCAGTTTTTCACCGTTACGTTCCAGAAGCGCAATGCGGTCTAAAACTTTCTGATCCCAGATGACGTAATTATATGTGTAACCTCTTTTAAACCTATTAATATAGTTTTGTCTCGCCTTCGATTTCTCTTCTGGTGTATCGTGTAAATATTGAACAAGATAATCCGCGGCAGCCTCTGCATCGCCGTTAAATTTGTCATAAGCGACCTTCATTTGATTATCAATGATATTGTAGTTCCTGCTCATCTGATCCAGATACTTGTTGCCGGGGATACCAATAGAAGCAAGGTATTTGGAAGCCGCTTTTTGTGAACCAAATTTTTGAGTAAGGTGTTCGTAGTATCGTGACCCCTTAGCGTCAAGTGGTTTAACGGGGCGCAAAACGTAACCCTGCCTTTCCCATTCGGCCTTTTCTTCTTCGCCCCTTGCCCACGCTAATCGCTTGCCGGTTTTTGTATAAATATCATGCGTAACATCACCGGGAACCAAATTGACGTTTTTCCCCAAGAGAATCTTTATATACTCACTCTGTTCTGAAAGCGGTTTATCCCAATCCAGCAACTTCGGGATAACGTCATCGGGGATTTCGAGTTTGTAGAGGGAACCTTTCGCACCTGTTCCTCTAATTCCTTCTTTCTTTAATTCTTGCAGTAAATCAATTTCATCCTTTAAGTCTTCATTAACAGACTCAAAGGTAAGGTTCTCCATTTGCGATAATACGCTTCTTACATCATTGATACAGTCATCTATATTGGTATAATTACCAAGCCTCCCATACGCTATGGATAAAACATTTTTCGTGTATCCTAATGGTTGATATCTGTTAATAAAATCATCTCGGCTTATAATGTTATTGTTTTTATCGACAATATCACCTTTGGCTAAACTTTCGACGTATGTCCTTGCCGTTTCTTCTGGCTCCGCCAAATATCCGCCCCATCCGAACGCTGCCGCACCCTCTCCTGTTCCTATCTTGTCTAGTCTCGGTCTGCCATGAGGGAACCCAGGTTCAGGCATCCAGATATGCGGTGTTCCGTGGTGGGCTATCTTGAAGTTGACGCCCTCGCCCCCGAACTCTTTGAACGCATCCTGCAATACTACCCGGACTTCCGCATCGGACAACTTGACATTCAGTCCAAGGGCCCTTAAAAGGTCGTTGAATATAGCAACTAATTTATCATACCACTTGGGTTGTGAATCATAAGACTGGTTGCAAAGCCATTCTTCGCAAGCCTGCCTTCTGCCCTGAACAGTTCTGATCTTTAAATGGCGGTGAGTAGTCTTTACTAACTGTTCTATCTCTTCACCGTGCGCCTGGTAAATGGCGTCCATCAAGGCTTCGTATTGCGCCCGGACGGGTAGTAACGCCCTCGACATCCGCTGTCTCTGGAAGAACTTACCCAATCCACTATGGGTCAACTCATGAGCAAGAGTTCTAATGGCTTCCTCTTCGTTTCTTATGTTGTCGGACACCAGATAAACTTCCCCATTATGGGTAAATCCCATAGCATCGTATATACCGTCTCGCTCCATGATCCTCTGGACGGCTTCGGGACAATCCTGGTTAGACTGAATGACATTGACTTTTGGTGGGTTGGGGATTGATTTAAGCGCCTGGTCAATAACAGGCTGCACTTGGGACTGTTGAAGGCCGGAGGCGGAATCGCCACGAGCAAAAAGGACATTACTTTCCCTTGCGGCTTTCTTAACAGCCGTTGCTCTTTCTCCTTTTTTATATGTTTCAACCTTAATTCCGTGACTAGACAGCCAATCAGTAATATCCTTCGGAGTTTCTTCGGGAACCACGGCAGCACTAAATTCAGTTAATCCAACAGCCCTTTGAATCTTGCCTTCAAAATATTCCGTCGGCATGTTTCGCAGTTTATTTACATAATCAATGATAGGCCGGATTTCTACGCCAGGTTCGTAATATTCGCTGTGTTCACCAAACACCTTGTTGAAATTTTTGGTTTCTATTGCTTCCTTGATATGTTCTGTAAATCTATCTAACACGCCAAATTCATCTTTTCCGTATTTCAGATATGGAGTGACCCGATGTGCTAATTTTACAAGTTCAGCGCTTGTCTCTTCCTTCAATTTTTCCATATCCGATGAAGAGATTATTTTGTCACGATTGGCTTGCATTTGCTTTACAGCTCTGAACTGCATGGCGTTTGTTGCACGAATAGAAGGTGCGCCGTAATTAAATCCTTCTCCGTCTTTCAGTTCTTTTTTAAGTAACCTGACAACGGTATCAAGGTCATGTTTTAAATATCGTCTGTTCCCCTGATAGGTAAATCCATTAAATATCTTTTCATCAGCCTTTAGGTCTAATTCCTTAATTTTACCTTTTGCCCATTCGTTATATTTTTCTTTTCCGATTGCTTCAACGGTTTCACGCAGTTTATTTTTACTTTCCCATGATCTGTCAATGTTTTCAGGAAGTTTCCCTATGTCTTTAAGAAACGCATAATACAAAAGGGCATCTCCGTGTTCAAAGGCAGCATCTATCCCGTCTTGTTCTATGTTTGAAGAGAAAGCATAATGTGATGTCATTCCGCCCTGTTCATTTTTTGCTCTGGGGATTTCCTTCCATAGTGGGTCAAGCCAATTATCTAAACTTTTTTTGCTTTTTTCTGTTAGAAAATAAGTTACTTTTAGATAGCGCGGGCTATAAACATCAGCATTGAAATACTTATTGTTCTTTGAGGCATCCGGCCCAAGACTCTCTTTATCGGCGATTAATGTTACCTCTCCGAAGCTGTCAAAGTTCGATTTTTCAACGTCAATCACAGCAACACTTGGAATAGGAAGACCGCCCATCTTGATTGCGTGTCTAAGATTTTCGACTGTCAGGTTGTGGACTATGGCAAGGTTCTGGTTTGTGGCAACCTCTTTGACGGAAAACTGTCGGGGGCCGGCGGATTTACCGCGTTGAAACGAAACATCTTTCGGCGCACCGATTTTGTTGGTATCCGTGGCTTCTTTCCTCTTGAAGTCAATTAACACTTCTATATTATTCATCGACGATGGAACCGTTCTACGCCACTGTTTTGCGATGAACTCACCATTTTCACCCTTGATAGCAAGTAGGTAACTTGCTCCAACGCCCTTTGGCAATGCGTCAAGGTTTGTGATTTTAAGGTCTTTAGAGTATGGGATTATTAGAGCATCTTCAATACGGCCATTAATAAGTGTTGTTGCTTTTTCTTCTTTCGGCGCACCAAACATCTCCTCATTCTTCGGAGTAACCTGCTCGCGGAGTTTAGGACTTATTTCTGTTTCTGGATTAGTAAGATTAAATGTTTCTGCCGCAGACGCACCGGGAATAACGGATTGTTCCCCAGCCTCAGTCTTTTCGGTCTTTATCGGAGTTTCCTTTGGCTCCGGAGGCAACGTAGTTTCTTCCGTTAGTTGCTTTACTAACTCTGGATTGACATACCACTTTTCCCATTCACCTATCTTTGACAGGATTTTGTTCCTGGCTTCCTTAAGTTGTTCTTTATCTTTCGGGTCTTTAATTCCGTATTCCGTTGCGCCTTCTTTTGATAATTCCAATTTCCCTTCACCACGGATAGCGGCGTTGATATTAGATGAATCTCTCCGCAGCCTCGCTATAACAGCGGCAGCTTTTTTAGCCTGAATCTCCGCTGTCCTGATTGCAGAATCATCAAAGCCGAATAAATCCCCTTGAACTTGCTTGGGGGTATTTTTAACAAGCGAAAGGGCATGAACAAAATTTTCGATTTCAGAATCAGTAGCACGGGGATTTTTAACGGCAAAGCTGCGGCCGGCAGCTTGCAGACGTTCATCATTTGGAGCGGCCTTGGAAATAGCTACCGCTTGCTTGAAGTTGATTTCTCCTGTTCGGGAATAGGAATTGAAGGTCTGATCCGTGGCATGTTTTCCCAGAATCCAGGCGGCAGATGCCTTCGCTCCTCGTAAAAGTCCTCGAAGTTCGGCTTCTTTTTCGGTGAGTTCTGTGTTTCGGAAATAGTTTGCATAATCGTTCTCCGTTCCTTGGTTATCAAGTATATTCTGTTCTGCGTCAAAAGTCAAAGCCTTCTGCGCATCAAATCCCTCCGACTCCTTGACAATTTGCGCAGGTATTGTTTTCTCACCAAGCCGTTTTGCAAGGTCAAGTCGGTGCCTGCCGGTGATAACTTCCAGATCGCCATTTTTGCGTTGCCAAACAATAATGGCATTCATAGGGACACGGCGATATTCTTTGCCTTGAATTTCCTGAACAATACCCCTTTCGTCTGCATCTGTCTTGAATTGCGGTACGTCTTTCGATAACTTAATTTGATCTACCGGTATTTCGACAACAGGATTAACTCCGGGTTGTGTTTGAACTGGGGGGATGGCTTCCGTTTTTCCGGTCTTTTCCGTTTCCATCTTGGACACAAGGTCAGGATAATCCTTCAGGACGTTTTGGGGGACGGGGAGGCCTTCGGAAATGGCTTTTTTAACAATAGCATCCCTCTGTTGCTGAATGTATGGGCTATCTTTTCCTTGATTGGCCGCGAATTCATCCCGTGTCATCATCCACGGTTCTTTGGCTTCTTCCTTCGGTGTGGGCTTCTGCAATTCAGGATACTCTTCTAGGTTATCCCATGCGTTTTCCGGTATATTCTCCCATCCGTTATACTTTTTGTCCAAGGCCGTTACATGCGCCTCAGAATAAAGACCTTTTGGTATCGCCGTTCCTTTTAGGGCGTAGAACGGATTACCTTTTTTGTCATAAGCAATATCCAAAAGCCCGTGTTCTCGCGCTTTTGCTCGCGCTTTGCCAACAACATCAGTCTTGCTATTTCGAAACAAGAATTTCTTGTAATAACTTTCGGGTTTGAATGGATGTTTTTCAATAGTGTCAAGATACGGTTTCAGGATACGGTTAGCATAATTATTTATTGCCGATAAATCCCATGAACCAGCACGACCATTTTTACCTGCCTCACTTACTTGACCATCTTTATATTGCTGGACGGCTTGTTCAGCAGTGAGGGTGCCCAGAGATCGGACGCCCTGAACCACGGGCGCGGCTTGCGACGTTGCCGCAGGTTCAGCAATCTTGCTGTCCTTTATATAATCAGCCCGGAGGCGATAAAGGGTTTCTTTGTCGTTTTTAAGGTCGTTTAATTGGTATCCTCTTTCGTTAGCATAAGCCTCAAAACTGCTCTCTTTGGGTGCAGTGACCGCACCTTTCTGACCTAAAACTCCCGGTTTGGCCTCTGGTGCGGCCACTGCCTGTTCTTCTCCCGGTATTGCCGGGGCACCTATCTCGGCTTTGGTTTGCAGCGTCCCATTGTCAAAACCTCCTTCCGGCTTAAATATTCTACCAACAACCTGTTTCGGCTGTCCGATATATCCGTCTTTAACCTTAACTACTTCATGTGTTTTCGTGGCTTTATTTTTTAATAAAGCAGTCTTGGCTGACGTCACAGTGATGAACGGCGTTCCATCTTTGCGGGTTATCGTTTCATCGGGTGCGTTTGCAAAGGTAAAGCTATCACCCCTGCCCACAGGCATTTCAAGTAATGGCGGTTTATTGGAAAGCACCGCCTGCCACATGGCAGTATTTATTTTTCTTATAGCCATTTGGTCAATGGCGTCTTTATGTTTGCTTTTTAATTCGGCAATAGCAGGGGCTAAGGCCGTCTTGTTGTTCTGATATTTACCATTAACAATATCTGCGGTAAGTGCATTTATATCGGCGATTGCCGACTCGCTGGCCTGTAATTGACTTACCTGATTAATAAGTTTTGCAAAATTAACCTGGCCTGAATACATCCGCTCCCATCGGTCAAAATCATTAATATTGCTTTTGGCTATGGTATCGCTTACGGTAGTTACTTTTTGATCCCGTTCAGCGGCTTTTGCTATTACTGCCTGCAATCTTTGAAGATCATCGGAATCAATAAGGCCCTTATTGTTAAGGACTTCAGCTTCGTTGGTGTAGGCTTCTGGTGTCGTTGGTGTATTCGGATCAACAATGTCTTTATAAATATTATTCAACCGGTTATCGGTAAGTGGTGTCTTCTTTGTAAACACTGCACCGGCACCGCCCATTACTCCACCAGTCGCACCGCCCAATATAAATGAATCTATGTATTCATTAATAGCACTGGAATCTGTGAGGGATTTCCCTTTAACACCCATACGTTCAAAAACAGATTGCGCCGCTTCGGTTGGCGCCTCCAGTGCAAATTGTTTCCCAAAGTTTTTTGCAATATGGGCGGGTAATCCGCCCTTTCTTGCAACGCCTTCCCCAAGCCAACCCAATCTCTTGGCCAGTGCATACTCCGGCAATACATCAAGCGCCGCTGCCGGAATTGCCGCGGCAAAAGCCCTTGCGGGGCTAACCTCACCCGTTTCCCCTAACTGGTCAGAAGCAATGCTTCCTGCCTCCATACCTAAAGAAGTCGCTCCGGCACCGGCTATTGCGCCCCTTGTAATCGCCTTTTGTGCCGTTGTTACGGCAGCATCTTTCAATAAAGTTTTTGCTGTTATTGCACCCAGACCGCCGCCCATCATTGATAAGAGCATGTTGGGGGCGTTTGAAGCTATGCCATAAGTTAAATACTTGGCTGCGTCTCTGAAGTAATCCCCCGACTCACCTATATCAGCGAATGAACCAACCTCCGGCGCTGGGGTTTTTTGTTCAACGTCCGCAAGACCTGTCTTGGCCCAACTTTTTAAGGGTTCACTTCCTGTAACCTGCCCTGCAATCGCGCCAAGGCCATATCCCATTCCACGAAGTTGCTGCCCACCAGCCCTTAAACCACGTCCTGCTTCACCTAAAAGAGACCCGGAAGACTGCCCCGTAGAAGGGTTTACCCCGGTCATTGCCATCAACTCTTCGTCGGTATATTTAGATAAATCTTCCATAAGTTTCGCCAATTAATTAAATCTGGTTAATCCACATTTTTTTCGCAAACTCCACTGCCGGATCGAACGCTTTTTCAGCTACATTGCTTTTGAAATACGGAGGCATGGTGTATTTTCCAGCATTCTTGATTTTATATAAATCATCTAAACTAATTTTTCCACTACCTTTTATTAATTCAGACACTGGTTTCACTAATTCTGACACTGGCTTATTGCCTAATCCCCTTGCTGTTTTCACAATAGCGGGGATCTTTTTAACGTCTTGTAAGGTTTTCATTAGCCCTAATCCTCCTTTAACACCTTTCAGGGCGCCTCCCAAACCAAGTAATGTCGCCAATTCTGAACCTGGTTGATCCTCATACACTTCTTTCCGATGGATTAATCCCGGGGCTAATTGCGCAATGGCCGCCCCCGGGTCTTCCAGAAATGCGCTCGCATCATTTAATGTCTTACTGCCCGTGAGTCCGGCCAATGGACCGACGACTATATTTCCCAGCATTCCCGTCCCCCTAAGCGCCCCGCTTGCGGCTATTTGTGCCGCTCTTGTTATCGGTGATGCTTGATCAAAGTTGGCTTTTTGTTCCTCTATGTCCATTGCTTTCCATGCCGCCCTTTGTTCTAATTCCTTCTTTGCCTGTTCTGGTGTCAGGGTGGGTTTTCCTGGGGCTACTTTTTTTGTTCCGTCTTTCCCAGCGTCCGGGGGAGGAAGAATATCCTTCGGCGGGTTAATGCCTTTTGCTCTGGCGAATCCCATATCATCAAGCATTTTTATGCCCGCGGCAAGATTTGGGGTCTTGATTACGTTCCCGGCGGCGTCTTGACTTTCAGTATTTCCACCAAGATGAGCAGCCACCTTTAGATAATTTTCGGGAGACGTTAAATCAGAGGCCGCTTCCAATAGTTGAATCTGCCTCTCCTTAAATGCGTTTTCTTCTTGCGCCTTAATATTATCAACATACACTCTTGCTTGTGCGGGAGTCATGTCGGGAAGTCCAGCCTGTATATCGTTCGGAGCAATAACTTGCTTCCCGTCAATGTATCCACTTCCAATCGGAATATCTCCAAGTCCTATTTTTTGTGCCATAATGTTCTCCTAATACATCAAGCCCTGACTTCTCATTTTTTCGAGAAGAGTGGGGTTAATTTTTGATAAGTAATCTGGTATTTTTGGCAAGCCATCCTTTGGCTTGGGTTGATTCAAGCCAAACCCGTAAGAAGCTGCCGGTCGGGGGCCAAATTGCCATTCTCCTATCTGTTTAGCTACCCCTAATTTCTGCTCTTCAAGACCACCTAATCCATACTGACGGTTAGACGCCAATCGCCCGGTATCGGCGATCAAAGCATTGGTTTGCGCGTCCATATTAGTTGCGTTTGCTCTCATAGTGTCTGCGTCAGCGTTTTGTGCCAAAAGTTCATATTTCTTTTTTAATGCCTCGTCGAATTGCGGGTCACTTGCAAATCCTAATGCCATAATAAACCTCCTACGCAGATAAATGTCTGCTTGTTGATAATCGCTCAACTCCTGCTGTTTGATCCCATGTATGACTATATCCATCATTTTCGCTCATACTGGCTCCGCCACTGAATCCCATACTTGCGGAGGCGTTGACTCCAGACAATGCACTTGCCGCTATCTGTGCATGAACTTGTGCATTTGCTTTCATGGCCTCTACCTGCAAGTTAAAAACCTTCGTTGCGGCATCAAGTTCTATTTCTGCTTCTTTAAGATTTACGTTAGATTTGGCTATTGCCTCTTCCAGTCTCATCTTATTGATGTTGATCTTCGCTTCAATGTCAGCGCTCTCGACCATCGCCGTAGTTTTATAGACATCGGCCTCTGCCATGTAAATCTTTGTCTGAGATTCAATTTCTGAGATCATTTCCACGATTTCCTGTTTGTATCGCTCAACATCCGCTGAAAAAGCCTCTATGGTGCCCTTGTTAAACTCAATGACAGATGAAATGCTGGCTTTCATCATTTCAATTAAAGCAGCCGCTCCTCTCTCCATCACAAACTGAAAATTAGTCTGCGCCAACTTTGCCTGTTCGACCGTAATATCATTGTTCATGTAAGTGTTGTTTCTTGCTATTTCTATGGCAATTTCTTGTAGCCGTCCGGCCAATGCCCCAGGGGGAAGCACATATCCCCTTGCCGAAAAATACTGTTCCGCTTCGGTGTATTGGCGAAGATTTTCACTTTCCTGACGGGAGCGCATCCTATCCCATATTGCAGCTTCGGCCTCGGCATCAAGTCCGGTAGCGCCATCTGTCATCAATTCTATGATGCGCGTGATAAACTGTTGCCTTGCCGTATCAATGTCTGATGTAAGATAACTGAACTCCGGTAAATTCTTCATTTCGCCCAATACCGGACGGGTAAAATTAAACGTTGTGTCAATAATTGGTTTTTCCGGCACCGGGCCATGAGCCCCCACGTCAATCTCTGTATCCGAGTAATCGAATACAACCGTCACGTCGTCGTCTATTGATGGGTGCATGACTATAGCGTTAAGGCTGTCTAATGCCGCAAGCGCAGATGTTCTTGTCGTTGTGGCATAGTCCTGTGCCTGGCTAAAACTACTGGACACTAAGTTTTTTACTGTTGCGGATGCTCCCGATGCTAATCCACTTGCTGATTCAGACATAAACCCTCCTATTCCTGTATCGGCGGAGTTGGCCACACCCAACCTGAAATTCTTGGCATTGCCGGCCACGGCATCATAAAATACTTCTGCTTAAAATTATCTTTATTTTCCAACGTTCCATAAACAAGCCATTTGCAAAAGGCATCTGTTGTTGTTATTTCTTTTGCGTAGGTATTTGTCAACCACGCAGGGACTAGCCCGCATAAAACAATTCTTTCGGATGGAACGAATGCAATAAGTGATTCAACAAAGTTGCATATTCCAAGGTCTGCAAAATCCCTCCATCCTTTTGCGTTTCTGGTAAAGGAATATGAATCTGCCACTGACTTGGTCATCGGAGCAATTCCTGCCGTCAGATACGGATTATACCAGGTTAAGTATTCATCTTCTGTTTTATCCGTGTATGTTTTTGTATAAAAAGGAGAAACGTAATCAGGGTTTATTGTCCATCCAATAGTAATTGTCCCGCTATTAATTTTTTCTATAATTTCAGGGCCAAACACCCATTCCGTTAAACTATCCGGAGGCGTATAGTAGCCCAGGTAAGACAAACTACATATTCCATCATACCATACACCGAATCCGTTGATGTCTCTGACAATCGGAACATGTGTTGATGATTCATTTACGCCTATCCATGCCGGTAGTGATGCCGGTAGTGAAATTAATGTTGAATCCGGCAATAATCCGTTCATCCGATATATAGTAGTGTTTGCTCCGGTAATAGCCACTAATTCTAAACAGGAATCTAACTGTTTGAGAATCAGGTTAACAAACGTTATTGATGAACCGGGAAACATAAATATCCTACTGGCGGAAGACGATAAAAAGACTTTGATGATTGCCAGTTCATTATCCGTCAAGATACGCTTTGGACACGGAAGCACAAGAAGCAACCTGTCTGTTAAGCCATCGAGGTTTTCTTGTGGGACAACCGACCAATGCCTCAAGCATTCCTTCACAATACTGTCCATCGTGTATTCTGAAAAGTCAGTGCCAAGATACACAAGGGTATTGTCTCCCAACAGGGTTTCTTCTTCTTTGTATTTTCGTTCCTCGTGGACTTCCATCATTGGTATAATATCTGCCCTAATTGCGCCAAAACAAGTGCTTATCCTTATAATTGATCCGTCATTAAATTTACGGGTAACTTCTCCCGATTGAAGGTTGTTGAATTTAACATAGTCTTTCAGTATTCCTATGCCCTGACGGGCGGAACCCATCATGGCCTGAGCCTTTTCTCTGGCTGCCCCTTCAATCGGAAGGTTATATCTGATTGTCTCAACTGGCACTGGCGCTCACCGAAAAATCTGATGCTGTTATTTTAGACCTTCCAACTGCCGTAAATCCAGACGACCGCACGTTAGATGTTATGATAGTTCCGTAAATGCTGTTTATCGTGAAATCTGATCCGTTCTTATTGGATATTTTTAATCCTAATAATGTCCCATTATCTTCGTGGTTCAGCGCAAACATGTGCTGCTTTTCAGAACTTATTCCCATTAATCCGATTGCGTTCCCAGTCACAGCGATGTTATCCACTATGGGGGCAACTGTTAGTCCACCCTCGGTAGTTCCCTCAAGGTATATTTTGCGAAAACTCTTTTGCTTGTGTGTCTGGTAGTCATAAGAAGGTAATTGAAAGTAGGCCGAAATATTATCATCATTATCCGCGCCCCCGGCATGCTCAACTATTCCCGATTCCCCCGCGCAAAGAATCTTGCCGTTAAAATCGCACATGGAATTGAAATTAAACCCGCTATATTGAGACACAGCAAAATTATTCGTGTTCATCCTGTATGCGGGATAAACAGAAATCAGATAAGCGTAACCCGAAACTGTTGCCATTGGCCACGTGATTTCTCCCGTGGCTGAAATAACAAAAAATGACGTAGCCGAAACAACTGCCTTTGGCCATGTAATCGCCCCAGTAATAACCGCACCGTTTAAGGCGGTCACTTCGACAACCGCTTTTGACGCTGTTATTTCGGCAATTAAGTCGGCTGGCGTAACATATCCCGTGGCTAACACTATAAATTCTGATGCTTCAATGTTGATAATGTTGCCAACTGACGCCTCAACGATAGCTGTTGGGCCAATGATATAACAAACAGCATTTAAACCTGTCGTGCCGGAAACTTCAAATTCCGGGAACTCTATGCCTGTTCCTTCGGTATAAATTCCGGAAAGGGACATAAGATATTCATAATAACCATCCAGGTCCACCACCGCCCCGGTAGTAATGTATTCGCTTGCCGCCGTATATGATAAGATGGAATAAAGACTTGCTATTTCAAGCTCTGATACGTTACTTATTTCAGACCAATAAGCCATGATTCATCCTTTTGTGGGGTCAAGGAATACCCACTTATTGTCATATTCTCTAAGGTATGATACCCAAGCATGATTAACGCTTTCATACGTACCAATGTAAACCCTGACTTTTGATACAGGAATGCCGGAATTTACCATAAGCGACGCAAGCAAAAAAGCCATATCTTCACAATCGCCTGCGCCTTTGTAAATAGTGGCCATAGGGTCAGCCCAACACTCGACAACCCCCCAATTAATAATATCGGAAACATAGGATATATTTGCCGCTACCCATTGTGTTTCTACCAAGGCTACGTCGTCATTATCTCCCGGAACGGCTATCATTGCCGCGATTGCTTGCATCAGTGGATTGCCGTATTTCATCAATGCTATTTTGTCGGCGTCAGAAGACGAAATCGTACGGCAGGATAAAGACGACATGGCGAAACACGTGGGTACTGGAAGAACACCCCGCCCAATACAGAAATCATCCTGTGTGCAAGTTCCGGCACCTGTAAGGGCTGGTAGAAAAGCCGAAGGGAGAACCGTTCCATCAGTACAAAAACCATTGCCTGTGAAGGCGGGTATTGTGAAGGCACCCGCACAAGAATAATAAACAGCTCGCTTGACAGGCGAAACAGTTAAGCCACTAGGTACAGAAACAGAAACATTGCACTCCTCATATTCAATCACATCAATAACATCATCATCATGTCCAATAGTATAAGTAGCAGATACAGAACTTGGCGGAGTAAAGTCGTCAGTCCATAATACCGATCTGGCTATTTCAAAATAACCGATGCGATAACTGTTTTGATAGTTATCAAGGAATAAAGCGTTAGAGCCTGTTATACTCAAAAATACATTGCAGGTGGTAAACGGATGAGCATACTCACTCCATGCCTGCCACTTCTTTATTAAATGCCCATCAATAAAAAAATAAAGATCGTTTCCTTGGGCTGTAATAGCAAAATGGTATTGAACACCAATAGTAAACGTACCAACAGTTTCTGATATCATTGTGAAATCATTATTGCTCTTAGCCCACAAGAAAAGCGTACCATCTATCCTTCTTGCCTCTAGTTTTATATACTCTAGTGGGTTTGAACTGCCTGTTTCAATCAATATTAGCTGAGATGTAGCGTTAGTATTTACACCTTCTATTGTAAATAATCCATGAGCTGTAAAGTCGCCAGTAAGCGCATCTGCATTAAAGCTAATGGTAGCGAATCCGTTATACGGTGGATTGCTGCCAGTAAGATTATCTGGATTTAAGAATAATGTCCCAGAGTCAAGTTTTGCGTATCCAGTTATAAATTCTTTTGCGTTTGTTGCTTCTTCAACCGTATAATACCAGTTGTTGCTTTCATTAAAATTAAACGCGCAGAATTTATTAGGGTCGGGAATAATTACTTCATGTAGTTTTGCGGTATCCAGCGCCCCTGGGGTATTGTTAATGGTAGTAATTATGTTTTGTGCTGTCGTTGCAGCATCTGACCCGATAATAATTTCATTATTTGCTCCGAACGGAATGTTAGCAAACATATACTCTTTCGTCCAAATCACGTTGGAAACATAAGTCGGGGCGACGACTGGAGGAGAGAAATCACTTGATCCCCACAGACAATCGTTTCTAACTTCAATGGCATCAAACCATGTGCCTGACGAGCATAAAGCAGAAAAGGAAGCCGGAAACGTTGTTAATGAACCAACGGGCCCACTCATAATAACAGTCCCTCCAACAGCGTAATACATAGTAGTACCATCGGCGTACATGGCATAATGAGTCCATGTTTTTGCCGGGATAAGGCCTTCCATCCCCGCTTCATTGGAATATACCCAGAGTTGAAATGTAAATGTTTTGTTTGTTATTGCAATGTCTCCATAAGACCCAGAACCTTCTGCGGCAAACTTCAAAGAACCACTTCCGAATTTACAAAAGCTGTCGTCATATGTGTACCCTTCTCCAGTTGGAGATATACCATTTATCTCATCGTCAAGCCCACTTTCAAAATTACAAAGAAGCAATGTGTTTTGCGGAACGTTGCTTAATCCTTTTTTGACAATTTTATCTCCAGCAGTAATCAGAGAATTGTCTGTTACGGTAATTGAAAATACATTAACATTGTCGGCTGTATCAATACTTCCGGTTGTATCCGTTCCGCCTATTCCGCCTACAATACCTGGCTCCGGCGCTCCACTTGGCCACGGATCATTCATATTAATGATGGGAACAATCAACGGCGTATCATACCAGCAAAAAGCCTTTACGATAACTGATCCAGAAACACTAACACCCATGTTAATGAAATCAGACCACCTGCCAAGTGCTGGAATGGTAATCAGTTTATTTTGCCCATTAACCGTCAATTCTTTTGTGACTGAACCATAGGTAATCGTCGGATAAGAAATTCTGTAGGAAGTTCTCCCGTTGCCGATAAACCGAATACGGACAGATGTTCCGATAACATTCAAGTCTGTTATGGTTTGCGTTACATAAACGCCATCTAAACTGTAATAACCTGCGCTTGCAGCAACTGGATATTGAGACATCCTGACCCTTCCTTAAAACGCCGGTAAGGTAATCGTGAACACCGTAATCGTCTTTGTCGCGCTCTCCGTGACGGTGCAATCAGACATAATCAGGTCTCCGCTGGTTTCTGAACATGTGCCCATAAAACGAATTGCTGACGAACTCGCACCGGTTGTATAGGCATTGGAATAAAAGACGTAATATCCCGCCTCTCCGGTTGCCAGTCCGACACCTGACCACACACCCGAGTCCTTAGATATAACTCCTGCTGAAGGCGCACCAAACTCAAGACCATTGGCCGGTTGATTGGCTGTAAATGCTCCGCTGGCTAATGTGATACTGGCAAGTTTTACACCACTTTCTGCTGTGTCCGCCGTCGCGGGAATAGCCCCTGAATAAAGATCAAGCACACCGTCTTTGAAAATATTCCGGAATGACCCACCTTTAAGCAAAACCATTGTAACGGCTTCTCCGGCATCGTCGGCTGCCAGTAATCCAGTTGCTACCGTTATTGTCCCTTCTGCCACCGTAAGCGCCGTAAATGGCCCATGTATCGCTGCCATTCCACCGGTAAAACCGTAAACAAGAAATGAATCGCCAACAGAGAACCCGGCAGTCAAAAACCCATCCCCGGAATCCGTGAATGAATCAGCGCTTTCGCCTCCGTCCACCGCCGCAATGGTTGTCTGTGCATTGATAATAACAGATGATTTCCTTGCTGGGACATCACCAAGTAAAGCTTGTCTTAATCCTGTTGATATTTTAATTGCCATGTTAGCCCCCTTTAAGCCGGTAACGTAATGGTGAATGTGTCAATAGTAAGCGTGGCCCCAGATGTTATTGAAGTAGAGGACATATTCAGTTGTGCGCCACTTGTCCCGATAGAGCCATCAATTCTCGGATATACATAAGTGGAGTCAAGTGAACCAGCGTCCGCCGCATTTGCATAAAGCCTGAACCACCCTGCCGTTCCTGTTGCCGCCGCCACTCCCTGCCATACCTGAGAAGATGACTTGGAAATAGCCCCGGCTGAGGCCGTGCCAAACTGCAATCCGTTTTCGGGGCTTCCGGCTACCCACGCTCCGGCCGAGTTGGTGAACGAACAAAGAAGTGTTCCGGTAATGGCCGCATCCGCGCTCGCTGGTTGTGTTCCGGAATAGATCCGAAGGATTCCGTTTTTAAAAATATCTTTAAGTGATCCTCCGGCAATGCACTGAATTTTGATGTTCAGGGACCCGGCAACTTCACCCGTAAGTGTCGTCTCAGCAATGGTAATAGTTCCAACCGCTACCGTAGCGATAGTGAAAATCCCATTGTTTGCTGCCGCCGTAAATCCAGACACCATAATCGTGTCGCCTGCCGCAAACCCAGCCGCGACAAACCCGTCACTGGAATCCGTAAATGAATCAGGGCTTCCGCTCACCGCCGCAATCCTGGACGATACAGAAAGCGAAGCTCCTGCCAGCGCCGGAACTGCCCCGTTGAGTTCATTTCTTAATGCTGTTGAAAAATATTTTGCCATTTCTAATTCCCCCTTAATTTGCGAATAGTCTTCGCAGTTTCACTCGAATGATACTATGTATTCTCCTTCTAAATAAACAGCGCTACCTCTCGGCGTATCCGGTATAACGATTCTGTTTCTTGTTGTGTTCACTGTCTGCCCGTTAGCCGAACCAATGTAAATACCGTTTTTTGCAGTCCAAATAACTGCCCTTTCCGTTGCTTCGCCGTTTCCTACCTGATCGCCAGCGGCGTAAACATCCGATCCTTCAATAACCGGAGAATCAGAAACAACTTTAAATATAAAATCTTTTGGACTTTGCCCGGAAAGAAAGACCACATGCTTTTCCAATCCGACATAAATTCCGCCAGATACACCCCTGAACATTTTGATATGCTGGCCAAAGGGAATGTAATTACTGGCATAATCAAACCATCCATAAGAGAACATCTCACTATACCATGCGGTTGTGTCCTGCACGACATAGATGCGCCCATTATGATAAGTCAGAAATGTTCCAGATGGCGGATCATAAAATTTACGATAAGTTGTCGGCCCTACATAATCCCCAGCAACCCAAAAAAAAGAAGTCCCGTCAACAATATATCCCTTTTGATGGCCATTGCAGTAATATGTCCTATCAAGAATCTGGCAATAATACATAGGACATCCAATGGTTAAGTCATTTCTTATTCCCGTTGCTGAATAGTCATTGTTTAACCGATACAGGGCATTGCCCAAAACAAAGAAACAGTCACCACCATCCCGAAACAAGCTATGGATATTTTCAGTTCTTGCCGTAGCGGTAAGGCCACTCCTTCTTTTAATGGCTCCCGTGGAGTTAATGGCAACATTCCAGGCACTGGCAAGTTCAGCCATGCCCGTTTCCGGGTCATACTTTAAGCGTGATGGATCGGAATCATTGTTCAGGCCGGTTGTGCCTTTATAAAGAGGAATTGATTTCATAGGTAAAATGATTTCCTTGTTACTTGTTTTCCCCTTCTGCTCGCCCATGCCGACATCTTGGCCAATCCATTTTGGTATAGGCCATGATACATTTCAGTGTTTACCTTGCGTCCCTCAACCCCGTCCTCAATGATGGTATAGGCCAATTCAGCCGCTTTATAGACAAGAAGTTCCCTGTGGAGAAAAGAAGGAATACATGTTGGCGTGTCTGTATCGTTCACAAGTTCATCCGGTGAAAAATATCCGACAAGGGTCAGGGTGGTCTCCGTTGCGGGAATAGGTTGGTAATAGAGACTGGACCCTTCAACTACCACCGCGTTAATATCCCCTTCTTCATCCAGCTTCGGGTATTCTTCAAGCAGCGTTTCCAGCGACCCGTAAATAGTTACCGCTCCATCTTCTGTTCCGGCATAAGACAACTTCCCTGAAAAATCAGAAGGCAAGGATGTGTAGGCCGTTCCTAAAACCGTAGTAACAGTAAATGATGATTTAAGACCGGGGGGATAGGTTTCGTCCGCCACCTGCCCCAATGCCTCGTTAATGAAATCAGGAATGCTGACAAGAATGTCCGGACTGGCATCCTGAATGATGGACCCTACCTCTCTTTGAAGCTCACTAAAATCCACGTGTCCCCCCTTGGTCTCTTAGTTGTGATTCCCTTGCCAACCTGTTTGCTATTCTTGTCTTTCTAGCCTTTCGCGCGCTTTCGTTCCACTTTTTTTGTAGTTTCTGCGCCATCAACTCCTCTTTTGTTTTTTTCTTCTTCACCTCTTTCGGCTCTTCCGGTTTACAAACAGGGGCGGGATATTCGTCGTTGTTGATAGAATCTATTACCGGAGATACGTCCTCGTCTTTCTCGACCTTAAAGAACCTAGGATATTGACGCTTCACTTCAACCACGACATCGAAAGGCAAATCGCTGCGGGTAAGCCCAATATATTTATTGAAACAACATCTTCCAAATCCGTTGACGTTGACATTCATGTAGGGTTTCCCGCCCGTATAAGTAATCTTGTCAGGCATTCTTTTCCTGAATCTCTACGGTCTCGGCATTCAACACCCGTCTGATAAATTCAACATCATTGCGGGTATAGGTATCAACTTTTTCCACTGCCGACCTCACCATTGCATATTCAGTTTCTTCCAGAAGAATACTGTCTGTTCCACATGAAACAATCTTTCTTGCCAAATCATCGCGTTTTAATAAGTCAAGCGCAACGATTTTGAGCGCCGGGTGAAAAAGAACCTCAGCGAGAGCCTCCGCCATAGGGTAGAGGCCCTCACATCCACCAATTGCATAATTTGTTATGATTATTTTTTTCATTTTATTACTCTGCATCCAACAAAATGCGGTATTTTACATTGTCAATCAGGCACCTTAAGCCATGACTGGCCGTGGCGTACTTAGTGGACAACAGTTCTTCTGAACTACCGGCACTCCCTAAGCCAACAAACTCAAAGACATACGGGACTTTTGCCCGTGCCGTTGTGTCTCCGTCAATAACGAAACGGTGAATGGAACACACCGTTGCGGCACTGACATCGGTCGTACTTGAATCGTCGCCATTGAAGTAAAGCTCAGACTGCCCTCCGGCAATCGTCCCCGTTGGCGCCGCCGTCGCGTCGTCGGCAAAAGACACTTGGGAACGGCAACCAACCATAAGACCGGAAACCTTACCTGCCGCGCCGGTCTCCGCGGTTATCTGTGCGCCGACCAAGAGAGCCGCCGCAACATTGGTGTATCCATAAAACCGGCCGACAACGCCCGATCCTGCAATTCCGCTTACTTCGTGTTTCCAATACAAAGCAACGGAAGTGCCGGAAGTTGCGGAGTTTTTGGTATAAAAACTCGCCATCTTCTCGGACGCGGTGGAAGATAGAACTTCATCACCTGACGTACCGCCGCCGAGGATTTTTCCCGCATGAGTTTTCTTTCCAAGATTTACTTGATAAAAATTGACGGCGTTATTGTTGTTTCCTGTCCCACGCCAACCAGGACGACATGCTAAATTTGCCATTTTGATTCCTCCTTAAAGATTTAAAGGAGGACGCGGGTATCACTTGGGGTCGCCCTTACGCTACGCCCGCGCCTATCCCCTTAATTGTTTAACCGGCATCAGTTGCCATATCCGCGCCGTAATCCATGAAATAGAGAACGGTGAAGTAAATTACATCGTCATCCGTCAGTGCCGCGCCTGCGTTCGTGAATAGCAAACCAGTGTCAACGGTGAATTTCGTTCCGGGGCCAACAGTCTGCAGCACCGCGGAAGACAGTAGGGTGGAACCCTGAAAACCACCCATAAGAGATACGCGCCCTGCCCCAGTGCAGACTACTCCAGAAGCGATGTTAGCAGCCCCTACGGTTACGCCGGTGCTGTATGTCACAGTCCCCAGACTGAATGTTACTGAACTGCCTGCCGGAAACTGCATTAAAATATCAACCAACACAGCGTTTTTGGGAAGACGCGCAAAATAAATCGTGTCTCCTAAAGAAACGGATGCGTTGGCGGTAAAACTTGTAAATTGAGCTAATACAACGCCTGCCGGTACATTTGAATCCGGGACAGTGCTTGCTTTGTAGCAATCTGTGGTGTACGCTGTTGCTGCCATAATTAATCCTCCTTAGCCTGCGTCACAGGCCATGTCTGAACCGTAATCCATGAAAGTGTCTGGCCCGCTGCCAATAGAAACACCCCTTAACTATTCGGATCATCGTAGTAAGTATCCACTGCGACAACGCCGAAACTTTTGCTGTTAAATATAGTTCTCTTCACGCCGTAAATAGCCGCCGCGGTAATCGCCAGCGCATTTCCACGATCATCCATTTCCTCGTTCCAGGAATAACGCCCCTCCGCGGAACCGCCCCCCCAGCCGATCATGCCCGCTTGCGCTCCAAGAAACAGGGCGCGTGCCGCCGTCAAGGTACCCGTTGAGCTGGTATAGGAAGACCAACCAGAACCGTAATCGTTGAAACGAATACAGTTGCGGTGTTTGTGTAAAATCACTCCAGCGTACTCACCAAGGGAGTTTTGATACAGAAGGTTCTTTGCGCCTCGATCTCCCGCGGACTTCTGAATATCCACCCAATCATTAGAGGAGACTGCGTTCCGCAAGTCATACGCCTGGAAAGTGTGCATCAAGAGAACGTGTTTCAGTTCTCCGTCAATACGAAAAGGCTGAATCATCGGATCACTGGTTTCCGCAAAGGCAACCAATCTTTCAATGATAGACAGTTCCATTTTGTCGGATGATTCCAGCGTCGCGGGACCGGTGGCATCGCCTCCGTAAACGATATGGGACGAGTCGGCGGCCGTTACGGTGTTATTCGCACGTCCGGTAAAGCTAAGGGGTACATGGAAACCGGTATCTTCGCCACGATTGCCTGCCAGATAAATCATGCACTGTTCATCATAATCTTCTGCATACCAGGTTGCCAGTGCATCGCGCCCTTCTTTACGCAGATTATACGGAACGCGTTGCTCGGACATTTTCCCCTTAGATTTAGTTCCCTTACGTCTCTGGTCGATATACAAACTATCGGCGTGAAAAACCAACGCCTCTTCCGCGGCTGTCCCCTCGATGATGCTATCGCCTTCGATACCATCACCGGCCAACTTCATGCGCAGTGCATAAGTGATTTTATCGCCGGCCTGTTTCGCCAATTCACTTTTAATTACAATCATGGAATCCGGTGAGGTTCCCATGAATTTTTTAAAATACATTTTCTTTTCCGCTTCAACGGCCAAAGATTCTGACCATCGTTGTACTGCAAGGCTATTGCCTAATTCAAATTCTGTTGCTGCCATTATAAATTCCTCCCGTGGATCAAATTGTTATCCCCCCAGGGCGATCCTTTGTTCATCCTCAGACATCTTAGCAAAATCCTTCTCGGTGTATTTACCACCTGTAACATCTATGGACATTGAACCTGGAGCATCCCCAAGGGACTTATGTGTCTGGCCGGGACTTTTGAATTTCTTCATTAGTTCCGCCGTAACCTTTTCCGTTATTTCTTTTGTTAGTTTTGCTTCAATGGTTGCTTTGGAATTAAATGTATTGTTAATAAGCTCTACCAATGAAGCAGCGCCGTCGCCTAAATAAACAGGCTGTTTCGCTCCGGCGGGAAGAATGAGCGTCTTGGGGTCAGTCATCACATTTAAGTATTCGTTATCAAATCCATTAGACAACGCAAACTCCGTCAATGATTTATTGATTTCGCTTTCCGGTTCATGGATTCCTGGAACGGATGCCTCCATGCGCCTGACTGCTCCTTCAATCAGTGTAGTCGCCCGTCGGTTTATCTCTGCTGCTACTTGTTCTTTTTTCGAGGACTCAAATGTCCCACGTTCATATTTGCGAAGATTCCTTTGGTACTTCTGGTAAGCAAAAAGGTCTTCTTCCATCAGGGCGTCTTCTTCTTCATCCGTCAGAATCTTGAAGTCTTCCGGCAAGCCAAGTGTTTTCGCTATTGACTTGTCCTGTTCTTCTGGTTTTCCTTCGAGTTGTTTCCGAAGATCGTCTATCGTTGCTTGAAGTTCTTTACGCTTTTCACGTTCTTCATGCAGTGCGCCCTTGGGGACGAAACCGGGCGGAGGTTTTACAGGTTCGGCCTCCTTGGTGACTTCTTTGCCCTCTTCCTTTATAACTTCGGGTTTTTTCTCGGTATCGGTGGAATCATCACCGGACTTCTTTTCTGGTTCTCCGGGTTCACCCATCAATTCAGCCTCAGAAATCTCTTTCTCGAAAAAAGGGGCCTCTTGAATTGTTGCTTCTTTGGTATCCCTGCCCATGTCATCCTGTGTGATAACAATGGCTTCGCGTTGTTCTGAGGGTGTTAAGGTTGCAGTTTCTTCGCTCATAAAATCTCCTTTTTACGCCTGAAAAGGCGATGACACTGTTGACGGCGTGCCCCCCGAATTTGTCTATTGAGCCGTAACGTGGCTAAAACGAAAAAATCAGAAACAATTTTGGTCTTGGTTGTTGCCCTATTCAGTTGTCAAAGAACAAAATCTTGAATCAAGTCTTCTTCATATTCCCCGCCCCGGTGCATTCGGGAAAATGTTATCAAAGTTTCTACGATACGCATTGTTGTCATATTCACTTTTGAACCGATACGAGTTCCATAAAAAATGTCTTCCGTTTGGTAGCTCCCGTTGCGACTGGAAATGCTTTTCTATTTTAGCATCCAGAACAGCCTCTTGCGCCGCTGTAAAATGTGTAACCGGCTTCTTTTCTTTTGGAGTTTTGATCAGCATTAATCGTCCATCCCCTCTGGCGATGCCAAGCCTCTTGTTTGTTCCCTATCCACGGCCTGCCCATGAGACACTTCCCGATCTCTTGCCTCTGGTTCTTTTTCCCTTGAGATTTTCACTGAAACATTCTCTTTCTTTTTTTGTGTATTTTTTTTCGTCGTCACAAAATTCCTCACAAGTTTGAGTTGTTTTTCGGTCGTGTACCTAAATTACTCATGGTTCTTCCCGCCACTGACTCGGCTGGATGTGTCGTTCTTTCGAGTTCCTTTTGCACATCAGCATATTTGTGATCGTCTGCTTGTTCTCTGTCTGCTTCCTTGTTATACCAGTCAAGACCTTTCGTTTCGCCATCCAGTACAAGTCGCTCGCTTTGGTGCTGGGCGTTCGCACCTGCCTTAAAGCCATCAATTTCGACTTTTGCCGCATCATTCCGGGCGCGTTGGTGTTCCGCCTCTATCTTCGTCGAAATCTGTTCCTGACGCAGCGGATCAAGTTGAGCATTACCAAGAATTCTTGCGGTCTCTGCTTGTAGTTTCTGGATTTCTGTTTGCAGTTTTTGGAGACCGGCCTGAGACATGCCAATGCTAATCTGTTCCATCATCTGCTGTATCTGAGCCTTACGCTGCGCTTCCTCTGCCTGTTTCTTTTTAACATCCGTAACACTAAGGTCGTCATCATCGGGAGAAATACCCAGCAGGGGTTTGATCTTAGCCAGAAGCCTGTCTTTGTTGGGGATATTGGATAGCTCTAAAGCAGCAGACAGTATATGGGGAACCATTTCGGGCGTACTCTTTTTTGTCCATTCCACAAGCAAATTCATTGATTGCTCTCTCATGGTATCAGCTATCGGAATTTCAGCAATCACAACGTCATACTTCCCTTGAGTAACATCATTCTTTACTTCGTACATGCCGTATTGCGTCTCGTATTTCTTGTTGATCTCAACAAATCTTTCAGCCCCGGACATTCTGTCGGTAATCCGCAAAACTTTCTCACCAGTCCATTTGTGCTGAATTGCAGCAACAATCTGCTCGCCAAGCCGTTGAATAGACCGGCGCATATTTTCAAATAATGGCGCGGTAATCGTAACTCCCTGATTTGTTCTGTTTTCCACTACACCAACGGCCTCTGATGCACGATGCCCCATACTTGACATATCAGCGTTCACTCCAGACACCCTCTGTATCTCCTGCTCGGAAGAGTTCATCATGCTCATTTGCGACGGCGCAAGCTGGGCTTGCTCAACGATTTTTATCTTTTCCATTGCGCCGGAGCGCACCATCAAAAACCCATCGGGTTTGTTGGCTTCTTCATAAATCGCCTGTTTGTTTGATTCTTCCACGGCATCTGTTTCCATAATGACCCGTCTGGCGTTTAGTAATCTCAATGCCATAGACCGCCTCTTATTAACTTCGATCTGCATGTCCCTAATCTGCCTGGGGACTCCATATGGATTGTTGAATCTGTCTAAATATCCAACAAAGGGGATAAACGGGAAATCATCGTGGGCATAAGGCGTTCTTGATTCTTCCAAAACCATGTCGCCAAGAAACGTGCATACTCTCATCCGTTTTACTATCGCCTGAATAACTTCAACGGACTGTTGTATCTTTTGGAATTGAATCATTATCGGCTGGTTTTCAGGCATTTCCTCAATCGAACCGTCAGGGTATCGTAAAAAGAATGCCGGTTCATTTACGGTGTACCACATTTCAACCGGACGACATCTCTTTCTGGTAGCATCAAGCCACCCCCCTGCCCCTATGCGTTTTTTCCACTCAACTTCCGTAGCCTCATCAGTCATTGAATTTCGACTGTCAATGTAATTCACGGAGGACTGAAAAGCCTCGTTTATTTCAGCCTTTTTGTCGGGAAACATTGGGAAAATATTATGAAGATCAACCCATTTACTATGAAAAACATATCGGCACTCGTTTATGTCCATCCACGGAGATGCGTATGGGTCCCACCATATTTCTTTCCAATCCCGTGCGCCTATTTTGATAATTTCGTTTCGCGGGTCATTATCATAGCCGACAGACAAACAACCAAAACCCGCTGTCACCTGAGACTTGAATTGCTCTGAAATCTTAAATTCACCACCGGACTGGTCCATGACATACTTAATCCCTTCCGTCATGATCTGAGCAAGCTCACCGTCCTTATGTGTCCTTGCTTTGGCAATAACATCCTGTTTATTAAGCGCCTGGGAACCGATCACCAAAGAAAGCGTAGGGAATATCTGATTAATTGTAAGCGGTTCTATCCCCGCGTCTATTGCCTTCCGCAACATAGCATCTGACCATTGCTCACCATCAAACATCTCACAGTCGCGCCACGATTCGGCTCTCCAGTCCTTTGAAGCATTCTGCGCCTCAAAAACCCACTCGTTAAACTTACGGGTATCCGGATTGTCGGGATTGAACGGGCGGCTGAATGAGGTTTCTCCCGTCCGCTTAACGTAAGCCGCTTCCTCATCAATAATTTTACCCTGTATTGCCAATAGTGTCATGGCATGAATGCCCTTCTGCTAATTACATCCCTGCGCGGTTTAAATGTGTTTCTCGCAAACGAGATATTATTCACAGCCAGATGTATCCGATTCGGCGTGAAACTCTCACAAGAGTTTGGCGCATGCTTGGGGACTTCCGGGTATCCAATTTGTGCCAAACAATCCAAAATATCATCGTGAACCGCAACAGGGTGCGCTAAATATTCGTCGTTGATAAAATCCTCTATTAAGTCGCGATCACGCCCCTCTGAATTAACATACCGCAAAACGTGGGGGAAAAAGATTCTCCCCGCCTCAAATAGCGGCCCTAAATTATCATCAATCCTGTCGTTCTTTGAAATATTGCTGTGCAAAGGGGTTATATCAAAACGGTAATTCTCCCTATTCATCCGATCAATATAATGCTCAATATCCGAATCTTTCCCAAATTTTTCATACCCGACAAAACCCGGTCTGTATTTCCTGTGCCACTCAAATAAAACATCCGCCCTTTCGGTAAGCTTTAATCTATCACGAATCATATTAATTACATACCAATTCCTGTCCGCACCATATCCAATAATCAAAAACACTGTGTAATCCGGGTCGTGATTGTTCCGCTTCTTCTTCTCCCCGGCAGGATCGCAAAATAAATAAACATTCAATCCGGCAAAATTTTCAGCATCCCAAAACTTCAACCACTCTTTCTTAAACCCGCGAATATTATCCCCCTTGGGGTTTAAAAGCATCTGACAATCAAAAGTACGACTGCCCCACTCCAGCCGTCTCCGGGCAAGCTCCTCCCTGCTCATAAACACAGGCTCGCCATCAGCCTGTCCGTTCTTTGTCGCGGGATATATCCTCGGAATAACCGCACCACGCTTCTGCATAAGATGATAGGTATCAGCGTTATGATAATATGTCCCGTAATAACGGCGCTTACCACCTACTTTAGACAAAGGCAAAGACAACTCCCACATCTCATTCGTCTTCTCAATCATTTCCGGAGTCCCAACAGATGCCTTTGTTACGGTGTCATCATAAACGATAATGTCCCAATGAGGACCCGCCGGCTGCCCATCAACAAGCCCCCACGATTCTAACGTAGAATTGTGTGTCGTAATTAGGCTTTTCCCAACCAAATAACATCCTGACCTGTTATCAACCTGAATACATGACACTGGGCGCGACTCAACCAATTCCACTGCGTTAATAGTGTGCCTTTTCCGCCTCGGATGGTTAATAGCAGTGCTACAGTTTTCGATCTTCCGGACCATACGAAACGGTGGGTAGTCTATATGCGCCATGAATGTTACCCACCACATTATATGCGGCTGGCCTTTATAAAGTCTTTCTCGTTTTTTAATGCTTGGCTTCATCCCAAGTGATGCGGCAAGAAAAAAAACACCTTCGGATAGATTCTCGTTAATGTTAGCGAAAATTGCCTGCCCGTCCTTTTTTGACGCACAGCCGTCGGTGTCCATAAGACCTTGTAGCAATGCTAGTCGCTGTTTTTCTGACGCCAGTAAATACTCCTGTGGAATATGTTTATTGCCAAATACACCTAGCCGCCTTAACCTCCACGGAAAAGTATTTAAAGTGGGTGGGGAGTCGCCAACTCTCTGCCGGATTTTATTACACTCCTTACACCGGCCAGTCTTATCAACTCCTACAACCGACATATCATGTCCACGCAAACAGTTTTTTGTTTTATCTCTTTTGTCTAATTGAAATTGTATTGCGTTGGGGCGTTCGTAATAAATATGGACGTTATGTCCTGCCTTCATCATCTGTTCAGAAAAGTGTGGAAAATCCTCGCGTGACGAAATAAATCTCCCCGCATTTTTACTCCCATCTCCAAGCCAACAACCAAAAACATACGGGTCAATCGGCAATACCCGTTCTTGTATTTGTAGTGGGCAGGTTACACGAACGCCTATGGCTGATCCAACGTGCGTATCAATGTAATCTCTTAACTCTTCTGTTGTATAAATTTTCCAGTCGTCTGTGCTTGGAATACCTTCGTGGCGCATAGACTTTGATTGATGCCGCACAGAGGCTTCCCATAAATGAGTTCCGGCAGCGACAATAGAGTGATTACCAAAATATACCCGGTAACAAGGCAAGTCGTCCCACTTCTCCGTAACGGCAATTACCGTAGTCGGATTTCCATCCGGGCCAAACACTTTGTCGCCTACTAATAAGTCGCCATGACGCTTCCACCCTGCCATAGTTAATACAGGCTCATTACAATCAATAGGCTCCTTTGGGTTTCCAGCCCTCTTAACAACCAGGCCCTCATCTTCATTCCATTTCGGCGAATCCTTCGCCGGATTCTTGTAAAGAATGTCAGGAAATAAATCCTGTAAATTCTTGTTCTCTTCAAACTCCTGCTTGATCTGCCTTAACATCTTCTTCGCCGCCGGTCTTGTTTGACTGAAAATGGCAATCGTTAACTCCGGATTGTTTAAAATGTCCTGTATGATAAGAGCAAATGCCAAAGTTGATTTATAATGCTCCCTTGCCCATAAATCCAAATACCCGTCAGGATTCGCCTGCACCTCCCGACATCTTTCATAACACCACGCACTCATGGCGTCAGGTCGCCTTAACATGCACGTCAAAAGAAAAAACAGATCCCTCTTGGCTAATTCCCTGTGCATATTGTCCCTGTCTATACCAGCCTCAAAATTTACAACCTTCGCGTAATACGTACAAGCTTCTTCATACGAAAAAGATAATATGCGATCAAATACCGCGTTAATGTCGTCTGACATTTTTAAAAACCTTTAAAAATTTTTGCGAAAACAACATCGCTCTAAAAATGTGCTACAGGCGCATGAAGGGTGAAACATGACGGTCGCCGCCCTCCCTCCTGTCCCCCTACCCCCACTACCCGTCCTGTGCTTTCCGGGGGTCCCCAATTCGGGATAATTGCCCGGCTTGTTTTTTCCAGCGTTGTCCCTGGCCCCATGTTTTGCCCAGCCTCCACTTTGCCGCTCTATACGGGGCTTATTCTCCACCGCCTTTTTGCTTGTTTACATAATACTTCTTATACGACAAACACCTAGCTTGTAACATATTGTTTTTATTGTGGATGATAAATTGTTGATAATTATCAGCCTCAACGTGGGTAATATATACCCAGTCCTACTCATCGATCCGGGGCTCTGGCGTGACATCAATAGCATTCTCCTCCACTTTGGCCCTTGCCGGCAGAAGCGACATCAAGGCGGCAACGGTCCTCTCATCTGCCCTTATGCTTACTGCCAGACCTCCTCCAGGTGCCTCCGGCTGCTTGACCGGCTCAAATCGGTCATAGACCATCGCTGCGGCTGCCAGTATATTTGTATCGCTTGGGGCTATTGTTTCAGTATAATTAACTACTTGACCGCTTTTTGTTACCTTTTGTTGTGTGATTGCCCTTGCCTCTCCAGATAAGATGCGAGAAACCTGACTGCTGGCTGTTTTCAATAACTTAGGATGGGTTAGCATATATTTTTTATATTTTGCTTTGAATTTATTAACAGTTACGTCTGCTATATTACTTTTGTTGTTACTAATTTGTAGTGCCGTCCGGGGGTCTGCTCCGGCTGATACTAATCTGATCGTCTCTAGGGTTTTTGGAGAGTATTTCGGCTCTTTTTTAGTAGTTTCTGGGACTTCCGGCTCTTGAGGGTCGGTTGTGCGCTGCGTTTGTGGGGTGGCCGGTGTGTTGGTGGCGGTGGTATCTTGGATCACTTGGTTCATTTTGCGCCCTTCCTGGTCGTTGTTTTGTTTCCGGCGTTGCCGCCGGTCCTTTAAATAACTATGATCGCAATTGAACAGTTTTTTTAAGATTTTGGTATAATATTTTTTTTGATTTTTCTATTTGCTTGTAAACATATCTAGTTGATATATGTAGTTGATTTGCTATTTCTGGAGGGTCTAGTCGTTCGAAGAAAAAAAGTGATAATATAATTTCACTTGTTCCCACCATGTCCGGCCATAATTGGGTTGTTCTATCGTGGCAGGGGTTTTTTATGGGCTGTTCTTTTCCTGGATCGACTTCAACGTGTTGGACTATCCAGTCCATCGGGGGGCAGAGCTCTCTGCACGAAGCAAACTTGGGGCACATCCCACAGTTCCAGTTTGTCAATAGTATATCATGTTTTTCTTTTGTTTTGATTTTGCGGCGCTTATTGATTTTTAGGCGCTCGCTGCTTTTGCTGATTGTCGGGCAATGAGTGATTTTATCCACCATGACCCTATTTTACCAGCATTATCGTCCCAGTCAAGCATTTTCTGGTGATTTTCACCCGTTTCGGTGATTTTCACCCACACCTCGGACTACATAATTGATTTGATTAATCAATTTCCTTTTGCCTACCCTATTTTATGCCTGTTTTGGCCATTTTACGGGTTATTTTCACCACAGTCATTCAATTTGCCGACCTGATAATTTGCCTGTTTTTATTTATTTTTATATCTAATTTATTGAATTGATTGATTAATTAATGTTGTGAATATAATTATATTAATATGGCATAGTGTTTGCTCTATATAAAGGCAAATAAACGAATGAAAGGGGAACAACATGAAAAGACTAGAACATTTAAATCAGAGTATTAGCAGGCAAACAGATGCAATACACCGCTACGAACAACGGGAGGATGCAAAACGAGAAAAAGAGATACAAAAATCATTGCGCCATCAAATTCAACGGGACAAACGGGCGGAAAAAATCATAACGCTGATTGATAAACACTATATACCGTCTAGATTAGCGGCATCAATTGCCAATGGCGACTATGCTGAGGGGAGGGGTGAGTTTTGGACTGATGATATATTGACAGCCTATCAACTACGGCGACACCTAGTCAATTCACTGGCATCTGGCTCATTTTCGTCAGATTCAGTTTATGAAAAATTTGGGCGGCTCCCTAAACTCTGTATAAAGGCAAATAAACGCAACGAAAGGGGAATGAAATGAAAACAAAAATCAGAATCACACACAGACCAACAGGAGTATCGGCGCATATCACTTGGGCGTGGGGAGCAAAAACAGTTTTAACGGGGTACGCAACAAAAGAGGACGCGCAAAAAGCGGCGGAAGTGGAAATCAATAAAAAACGGCAATATACACTAGATAGGGACATCTAACAGCCCTACGGGCGGAAAGGTAAGATCATGACAGCATCAGAAATAATCAAATCAGAAGGATTGCAGCTTATTAGAGAGCGCAAAGTCGAACACGCAAAAGGTGAACCGTGGCAATATGACGTTAAAGAAGCGTTTACTGGTAGTAAAAAGGGGTTTGTTTATCTTGACGCTTTCACCAAAAACGCAATGCGGACGGTTTATAACGCAATGAAGGACGAACAGAAAGCAATTTATGACAACATCCATATTAAGCGGCTAATTGATTTTACCTGGAAATGTGTCTCATAACCTAATACCACTAAGGAGGTTTATCATGAAGACAATCGGTTCTATTTTGACAAATGACGATGTTATTTCAAAAACAAGAACGCCCGACAATTTGAGGCTTTATGCCGATGATGTCCACGGCAGCCAATCTTTTGTTGAGGCGGCGAAAGAACTTCAAAACGGGCAGCTTGTGAAATATGCTGTCTGTTCGCGTGATCCTGAAGGCTCTGGCAATCCGCCGAAGATCGTTGATATTATCACTTTAAAGCAAGCGCCGGGTTTACGGTGTGTTCGTTATTGCGGCGAAGATGACAAACCGATGGCCGGTGGTAGTCATACCTTCTGGGGGACTATTGACGAAGCCGGAGAGATTGGCGACGACGACTTGATTTACTTAGCCGCTAATGTTGCTTGGGTTGTTGGTCAACGTGGATATTGGACGTTTAAAATGAATCTTAATTAAGGAGACTTAACCATGAAAAAGTGCTTACATTGCGGATATCAGTGGACACCGCGCATCGAAACAGAACCAAAGGCTTGCCCGAAGTGCAAATCTCCCCGATGGAATGAGGCGCCGAAACGGGCCGGAAGGCCAAAGGGGAAGTAGGATCATGGGGGAGACCGAATTTACAAAGAACATTAAAATACGTTAGGGGGGTATAGTTATGCGCAATTTATTTTGGTTTTTGGTGGGTGTATTTATTGTATTGTTGTTTTTCCCATTTTTTTAATGGATGGAGCAACGACTCTCACCCACCGGGGGGGGCGAAGCTCTTCCCTGTTTTTTTAATTTTAGCGCCTTCTGGGGCATCCTCGCACGAAATTCGAGCACTATTGGTTCACATTCGACAGGTCTCCGGCGTCGCGCTTGTCCAGCCGCGCGCGGAGCTTGTCGTTTTGTTTGTGCATCTCGATCAGCGCCGCCTCAACCTGGCGGCAGTGATCCCCTCACTTGTTTAGCGCTTCGGACAGAAGCAGAATCGCGGCGTTCTCGGGGGCGGTCATTGTTCATCAACCTCCTTGAATTCTGTTTCAATTTTAATGTCGAAGTTGTTTGGAAATTCTTTCATCCATGACAATACCACCACGGGCAAAACACTCTGTTTTTTGGCAATCCGCCTTGCTATCATTATTCTAGCCTGTTCTTCTGTATATGCCATTACATATTCAATGTATAACTTTTTTCTGAATTGAATCATACCTTTATATAAATTTTTAATCATCGGCTTTCACCCATCCTAATTTTTCGTCATCTTTTATAACATCAGAAAAAATAATCCCCTTTGCTAGTTTGAATTGTTTTTCCATTCCGTTTGGATTTATTAATCCAGAAACCCAGTTTTTTGCTTTTACGATCTTAATAACTCCCGGACGCATTGATAAATAGAGTCTTGCTTTCTCAATCGACCTTGCTCCACCAATTCCCTCATCTCGTCCTTTGTTTTTTTGTATTGCAATGATGGCTATACCTTTATCCAATTTATCAAATATTTTCTTAATAAATCCGCCTATTTTGTAAAATTCATCATGTATCTCCAGAAAATCAATTATATTAATATCATTTGGCCTTATCGCTATATCAAAATCAATACTTCTTTCGATAAAAGTGCAACGTTCCCACATTTTAAAAGGCATTCTCTCGTTGAAGTTTTGCAGACGTTCTTTTAGCTCTGCACCCCCCATCTCTGAGCTAAAATAAAAAACCTTGTGATCAATCATGTTTTTAGCTGCCGTGTTTAAAAGAAACGCACTTTTTCCCGAATTAGACTCCCCGGCGACGATGATTATATTTTTTGTCATGATTTTTACAAGCTCATGAATTCCGAGCGGTAATTTAATAGGCAGGCTTGTAGTGTCTGCTGCTGATAGATCAATGATGTTTTCTTCTAATTGCTCAACTTTCTTGTAAGTGCCGCTTTTTTCTCCATATTTTTCTATTATCCCAGATTCTTTCATCCGAAGCAATGCCATGTTTATTGCTTTCTTGTGGTCGGTTGTGGTCGCTTGTAGCTGTTTGTGGCAGTCTGTGGTCGTTATGTAGCCGTCTGTGGTCGTTATGTAGTCGCGAACTTCCTCGGCCCAGTTTTTTTGTCGGCGATCCGCACGGTCAAGCGCAGACTTTATTTTTGAATCAATCCATTTTTTGTCTGGGTTTTCTCCCCAAGAAAGTATAAGTTTTTCAAGCACTTGCGCTATCTCATCGTCAGGCATGCCGCCTTTTACAAGGCAATTTGCGGTATGAAATAGATCATTATCCCTTGTTCCCAAAATGAACATTTGTGGTCGGTTGTGGTCGTTGTGGTCGGTTGTGGTCGTGTCATTTTGTGGTTGTTTTGTTTCCCCCCCTATAACCCCCCCTTTAATGTACTTATTATTTATTGCGTCCCCTT